CAGGTGGCGGCTGTCGCTGCACTTTCAATCATCCCGGTGTCTTCGTCTAAAGATTTGCCAAGTTCTTGGCGTTTAGCGGTTTGTGACCCGGCTAAAATTTTGTTTGACTCCTTATATAGTTGGGACTCACGCGTAAGAGCAGCTTTGTATAGGTCAAACTCGGCAGGGTTGTCAAACAACATTGCCAATTTCTCTTGCATGTCTGGAGAGCCAATCACCCGCTGTGCGGTATTTGGGTCATTAGACGGCCTCCCAATGGTGCTATAAATGTCACGAGCAACGCCGGTTCTAAACGCATCTTTTTCGCCGGAACTCATTGCGTCAACCATCTTCTTGACTTGCTCAGCGTCAAGAGTTTTAAACTCTTCTCTGCCCATCCGCAAGGCATCCAAAGTCTCTAAATCGCCAGCATAAGTTTTTCGTGCAAATTTGTAATCAGGCACATTTTCGTCTATGGCATTGACAAACTGCTTGCGCAAATCTCTGAGTGCTGAAGCTTCTGCGGTGCTCATACCTTTACCTCGGAACCCAGAATCAATGGTGGCATCAATCCCACGCTTGATGTAGTCCAGTGTTCTTACATCTGGCAGCTTGACTAGATCTAAAATTTCAGCACCACTAGGATCAAACCGACCCGAGGGTTTGTAAATCTCGGGCAATGCAAACTTGAGAGGATCTTCACCTTTGAGCTTTGCTGTCTGAGCCTCTGTGTCAGCTATGGACCGTGCTTTGTCAAAGAACGCTTTGAATTGTGGGTTTTTAAGTACCTCAACAATCCTAGGGTCATCAACGTCACCGTGCGCATATGCTTTTTCATACAAACTTTTTGCATTATTTCTAAGTTGGGCCGTCAGACTTTCTTCCATGTCGTAATATTCAACCGGCTTTAGCGCTGCTTTTGTTTGGGCCTTAACGCGACCTCGTGCACCAAGTCTTTGGGTTGTCAGCGCATTTTCAATTGCGTTACTACCAGCCCCTGAACGCTGAGCCACTGCTTCAGCCAGATCCCTGAGCGCCGGATTTGCATTGGCCATGACCGACGGAACGCCCATTGCCCTGTCTTGTGCCATCTGTGCCTGAACATCCCGAGGACTAACCTTGGCTTGACTCATAGCCTCATTTATCTTTCCTAGCGCTCGGTCTTGCACAACTTTAGGCGTTGAGAACAAACGCTCTCTGAGCCACTTACCCGCACCTCCAGCGGCTCGTAGGGCTATTGGCAGACCAACACCTAGACTACCGCCAATCAACGCACCACCGCCTGCACCGCTTGCACGGTCACCTTCGGTTGCTGAGCCTGCACCTGATACGGCTCCAGTTGCTGCACCTAGTGCCCCTAGCCGCATTAAACCTGCCGGTTGCATACCTGGCACAAACATCATGCCAATACCTGGGGCAGCGCCCCCGACGAACTCAGACACGCCCTGGGTAATGGGGTACTGCTTAGCATATTGGCCGTACTCGCTGCGTATTTGTGGCAACAAAGTCTCGTAAGACTCACTGCCCAACTTTGACCGCAACCAAGCCTCAGCCTCGTCACCCCAACCCATGCCAACGCCTTGACCTAACACCGCACGAGCGGTGTTGAGGTAGGGGTCAACTGACCTCTTCCCTAACACAAGATCAGACAGAGTTAGATTTGAAACTTTATCGCCCATTATTCAGTCTCCTCTACTGCAATTGCCGGGGTCGTAGTGCGGTAGAGACCCTCATTGATAAGCTTTAGACGTTTCTTGGCTCGTTCAGAAACCGATTTAAGTGCCTCGTAGCCACTCTCCATAATCAGCTTTCTTTCTTCTATGCTCTTTGAACCTAAGCCCACCGTGTTCATTAGGGCCTTGCGTTCACCGTCACTGATTGCACCTGGGAACGTAGCTTTAAGGGCCGAAAGCGCTGCTTTCTCAAGAATGTTTTCTAGCTCTCGCGTAGCTATAACTTTGGGATCTTTACTACCAGCTGCCTCAAGAATTTTACGTTGTGCAAGATCAGGCAGCGAGTTGTCAAAGGTTGTAGGGTTAAGCGCATAAGCACGACGCAAGTTATTCATAGCTTGCTCAGTCGTGCCAATCATATCTTCGGTCTCAATTTTAAGTTTCAACTCAGGCGCTGACAGTTTGGCAGCGTCTGCTTTTTTCTTAGCTTGATCCGCTTCAAACTTTCTCTCTTGCAGTTGTCTAGTTTCTACAGCCCCAGCAGTTGCTGCCCGAGTAGCTTCAGCAGCCGCAACAGCAGCATCAACACCGGCGGTTAGCTTCTTAAACTGCTCCTCAGAAATTGCTGTTACGCGAGCCTGATATTTTGGAGTGCCTGGAATCAAACCTTCGTCTTGGGCTTGCTTTCCTGCAGCTGATTGGGCTTCGCCGGATTTGAAATATTCCTTAATCAATTCCCGCTGGGCGGATGCTTTTTCTTTCATCTCTTCGCTGGTCAATGCTCGCAATGCCGTGACATCTTCTCTTGCTGCTGTCATACCAGCCTTGGCACCTTCTAAGCCAAGTTGTAGCCTGAGTGCTTGACCGGCTTTGCCTGCCAACCTAGTCTCTTTAGCTTGTTCAGCCATGCTCTTATTGACCTCGGCCAAACTCTCAAAAAAGTTACCTGTCTTTGTAGGTGCGCCAAATGCTGCAGCAAGCCGGAAGTACATCTCAGCGTTTGACGGTTTGTTGTCGTCTTGGCCCTTGATTGCTTTCTCCAACATGTCGTTGAAGGCTTTTGTTTGTGCTGTGGCCGTAGCCCTAGCAACACGCAACTCATCTGCATAGGGTGACTTTTGGGATTGGTTGTCCAACAGCATCTTCTGCAGCATAGCCATGGTTGGGCTCATCGGGATTGTGGTGTCTTGAGGCTTATCCATAGACAACCGACTTGCCGAGTCGTCAGCATACTCAGGTTGGATGTTGATTACAGGGTCAGCAATCTTGTTTGCAATTGCGTTCTGTGAGATCAAAGCCATCCGATCTGGGCCCGGGTCAATGCTACCTGAAGCAAATGTAGGGGTAAAGCCGGGCTTTGCGTATTTTGCTGCTAAGTCTAATAGTTTTGGTTTTGCCGCAGGCATTGAATAACCTGGGCCTGTTGCAACTTCATCGCTCTCACCATAAAGCCTAGGGTCCATAGGACTGTAACCCCGACCCGTTGCAACCTCGTCAGTCTCACCGTACAGTCTAGGATCCATAGGACTGTAGCCTGGGCCTGTAGCAACCTCATCGCTTTCGCCAAAGAGTCTGGGGTCCATAGGGCTGTAACCTCGACCAGTTGCAACCTCATCACTTTCGCCAAAGAGCCTGGGGTCCATAGGGCTGTAACCCCGACCAGTTGCAACCTCATCACTCTGACCGTACAGCCTGGGATCTACTGGCCTGACCAATGGGGCGGCTTCCGCAACTGGGGGTGGTTTGGCGACTGCTTCTTTCAAAGCTGTCAAAGGAGATGCATTGGCAATAGCTTGCCTGATTTCTACGGGTGTAAGTTTTACCGACTCCGGCATAGGTTCAATTAAGTCCCCGCCAGAGGGCATTGATGCTATTTGTCGAGTTACTGGACTTTCTGGTGCTGCTTGAACAGGCTCCTCATCAAGCCTCCTATAAATTTCCGCAACCCTGCTCATAGCGTCTTCACGCTCATTTTCTGTTAATTTCCCACCTTCCAATGCTTTAATCAATCTTTCCGCTTCAGCCATACTTGACACAACATCCCCGCCAGCTTGATAGTGGCGAACCGCACCACCTTGGGCGTAGCTGTCTATGTAGCCGCCTTTGGCAAAATCATAGCTACCACTGTAACGGCCATCGGGAGCACCGCCATCGGGAACACCCCCGCCGCCGATAACGCCACTGTAGTTCCCGCCATCAGTTCTAGTATTAAAATCAGCAAGAGCTTGCCCGTCAGAAACCACCCCGATAGCGGCTGCTCTATCTGCTGCTGCGGCTCGTGCGTTTGCTATATCTCTTGCTTCTCCGACATCTTTATCAGAATCCCCAGCATATGGATCAAATAAACCAGGACTAATCATACCGCCACTTGGAATGGTGCTTTCTTTGCCAAAATTTCTGAGGCCTGAATAAGCCTCTGTACCTTTTGCAATAGCTTGTTGTTCTCGCACAAAATCGGGCACTAATGAATTTTGCAGAGTTCCAAGACTTGTAATCCCCAATATATTTTGACCAGCTCGTGTAATTGCACCAAACATTGGATTGGCACTATAAAACGCAGCTTTTTCTTCAGATGTCATGGCATCCCAGGCAGGGTTTGAACTACGCTCCCCACCAGCGGGGCTACCATCACTGCCATACAAAACAACCGGAGTAGTTGCCTCAGCCTGAAGAACCGGCGCTGCAGTAGGCGTGCTGTAGATAGGCTGATTCAGGACAGCCCTTTGATTTCTTTGGAACTGCGGCGCACTGTACATAGACATAGTAGCCAGTTGAGAAGGCTCCTGATCAATCTTTCTATAAATTTCTGCAATTTTACTCAAAGCCTCTTCGCGCTCGTACCCTGTTAATTTTCCACTCTCCAAGGCTTTGATCAATTCTTGGGCTTCAGCCATACTTCCAGCAACTGGACCACCAAATTCATAGTGGCGAACTGCGCCGCCATGAGCGTAGTGGTCTATGTAGCCGCCTTTGGCCATACCAACACTTTTCTTATAACTCTGCTGCCACTCAGGAGTTGCGTTAAACCCAGCGGCTGTAGCAGCGGATTTAACTGCGGCATAACCGCCAAGTTTATCAAATTCAGCTGTTGGTGCTCCGCCAGTGCTAGACTTGTACATTAAAGCTAATGCTGCCGCTTGCCCTGGGGTAATTGTCGTACCTGTTGCAGCTGTAGTGCCTGTCGTGCCTGTCGTGCCCGTTACACCTGTTGTACCTGTCGTGCCCGTTACACCTGTCGTACCTGTCGTGCCCGTTACACCTGTCGTACCTGTCGTACCAGTAACCCCAGTTGTACCTGTCGTACCTGTCGTGCCTGTAACTCCAGTCGTACCTGTCGTACCTGTCGTACCTGTCGTACCTGTCGTACCTGTCGTACCTGTCGTACCTGTCGTACCTGTCGTACCTGTCGTACCTGTTGTGCCTGTAACCCCGGTTGTACCTGTCGTACCTGTCGTACCTGTCGTACCTGTTGTTCCTGTTGTGCCTGTAACCCCGGTTGTACCTGTACCTGTTGTGCCCGTTGTGCCGGTTAAACCTGTTAAACCCGTTAGAACTGGTAGAACTGGTAAACCTGTGGTAGACAAATTATTTACGGGTCGGCTACCTATTTCCCCTGCCGCAGACTGCCTAAACTCAGCGTACTCTTCTGGAGAAACCATATCCCCAAATTTACCTTTCCAATACGCAAGGCCAGAGGCGTCAGGCGCTCGCCCCAGCACATCGTAGTACATCTGTGAGTATTGGTCTATTGCGCTACCAGTGCCTGGGCTGCTCACGGCTCCTCTTTGATACTGCGGTGCATCGTACAAAGACGTATTAGCCAAACGATTCTTGTATTCGTCCGAATAAGTCTTGTACAGGGCTTGATTCGAATTGTACAAAGGCATATCCGCGTTGTACTTGGCCAGCAAAGCATCATAGTTTGCTTTATCTGTTGAACTAGCAGCGGCTGGTAAGTCAGCCGGTTTCATCGGCATAGACATGCCGGAATAGGACAAAGTTGGTGTACTAACACCAAACTGCTGCATCAATCGATCAAGTTCATAACCCATAATTTAACCTCAAGGTGTTGGTTGACCCAGCGCGTTCAGACCCTTGTATGCATACAGTCCGGTTGCCAGTTGTGACAATGGTGACGGTGCAAAAGTGGTTGTAGACCCACTTGTGTTTGTCGTTTGTGGCGTGATGGGTGCCATGCCCCGGATTTGCGTGCTGAGAAAATCTGCCTGCTGCTTAGGATACATCTGCTGTTGCTGATACTGCTGATAAGCGGCATTGAGTTGAGCCTGCTGTTGGGCTTGCTGAGATGCCCCTGCGGCTTCTAGACTTGCTGCATCTGCTGTCTGCATACCTTGCCGCTGTTGTGCCATGCTAGCCATTTGATTCAATGCAGACATTTGTCGTGCGGCATCTGTGCTGGCCAGCTGCCCAGCAGTTGCGCCAAGCGTTCCATACTGACCAGCCGCACTAAGTCCCTGCGAGACGGCTTGCTGCTGAGCACCGGACAAAGCCTGGCCACCAGAAAGTAGCATTTGTTGCTGGGCTTGGGTCAAGTTGCCAATGTTCTGGCCAATGCTGCTGATTTGTCCAGCTGCTTGTAACTTCCTTGCTGCATCTTGTGCTTCGGCCCCTTGAATTGATTGAGCAGCATTGAGTCCAAACTGTTGCTGAGCTTGACCGGCAGCGGTTTGTGCTTGGCCTACATTGGTCAGATTTTGCATCTGTCCAGAAGTAATCTGAGCAGCGGTTTGCCCCAAGTTACCGTACTGAGCCCCACCTTGCAACAAGCGAGAAAGGTCTGCACCATAGATGCTACCCACAGTGCCTGCCAATTGCGCTTGCCGTGCGAGGTCTGCTTGAGAAGCACCGAGAGCCTGCCCGTAGCCTTGGTTGGCAAGTTGTGCCTGTTGGTTGAGCACGGACTCTTGCGTGTCGCGCAATGCCCGTGAGCCAAACTCACCCATGCGGTTACCACCAAACTGGCCTGCACGAATAAATTGATCTGACACAGCAGGTAGCAAATTCTCAGACAAGTTTCTTGCACCTTGCTTGGCAATTACATCCATGACCCCTGTTTGATAAGGAGACATGTATTTAGCAATGTCTGTGTATGAGGCTTTTTTTGCTTCTGTTAAGTAAGGCTCAGTTTTGCTATATGCTTTTTCAGCTACCCCGGCTGCGGTTTGGGTATCGGCATTAAGCAGATACGGATTGGCTTTTGCAACCGCATCTAAACCACCTGCTTTGATATAAAGATCTTGGCCATATTTTGACGCATCATCTGCAAGTTTCTCATCTAGATATTTGGTTTGCGCAGTACCTAATCCGGTTGCGGTGTTTATATTCCCAGCCTCGCCCGCCTTCATGTAAGCGTCGGTCATGTAAGGCTGGGCTGCGGTTAAACCACTCATCCCGGTGGCTTTGGTCACAGCCGTATTTAGTGTGTTGTAAGGGTCGTTAAAGTTGCCTTGCAATTTATTCAGTAACGTGGATTGAGCAGCTAGACCCGGTTGCCCTGTTGTGTAGCTAGCATTTGACCCAACCATGTTTTGCATGCCGGTTTGTGCCGCTGCAAGTTGTGGAGACCACGAGCCCTGGTTTGCCTGGATGTTTGTATACGCCTGTTGTTGCAGAGGAGAGAGTCCAGCAACAGAAGGCAAACTGTAGGGTTGGTACGGCGTGTTTGCAAGATTTTGCGCCAGCTGAATCTGGTTGTAGATTGCATCTTGCATCCACTTTGGTGTTTCAGTCGTAGACGTTGCATACGACGGGGCGCTTTGTGGAGACCCGGTAAATAGACTTCCCATATCATGCGCCTCTCAAATAAGACAATGGCGATTTTGCATCTGGCGAGAACTTACCCCTTGCCAATGCTTTGCCCTTCTGTTTTCTAATTTGCTGGCGCATCAAATCTAATCTTTGCGCACCCATTTTACTAGAACCATCGCCAATTAAAGCAACAGTTTCAGCATCAAACACATACTCGCCGTCACTCAGCTTTGCGTCAATCGTGTCGTCACGGCCTGAACCGCTACCCCGTGCCATGTAAGCAATTTGAGATAGCGCACCACCTCTAGCTTTCTTGACGACAGGCATATTGTAAGTACCCGATGTGATTTGTGGCCAACTTTGCGCCATGAATTGGCTCAAACTCATGTTAGACCTGGCAGCATCTTGCTGCATTTTGGGCCAATCCCATTTGATGGATGGGCGGTTAAAATATTCTTGCTGCTCAGGCGACATGGACTTGACAGCTGTCTGGGCTTCACCGGGCGCTGATAGCAATCCAGCAAGTGGTAGTAAGGCACCCATCTTGTCAAAACTAGATCCGGGCTTAGCCGAAACACCCGCTGGTTTGGCGTCTGTGCTTATAGTATCAACTGCCGCCTGTGACGGTTTGCGCATTCCGGCAGCTAAGCCTGACAATGCACCCCCGGCCAAAGCTGTTTGCGGGTCGTAACCGGCAACCATTGCATTCTTAAAAGTCTCACTACCTGCAGCTAAGCCTGTGCCAAGAGCACCTGGACCGCCCATCGTTCCTACAGCATTCCCGATATAGTTGCCAAGTGCTCCTTGGGCAGCACCTTCTAACGGCCCACGACCTGTAGCCATGCCACCTAAAGCGCCGGCAAGACCACTGCCCAGCAAACCTTGTGTGGCCGCGCTTGCCTCTGGTGCAAACATTTGCCCAAGGTTGCCGCCTAAACCGCCGCCCATGCCGCCCATGATTGCGCCTTGCAGCGGGTTGCCGCCGGTTATGGCAGACGTGCCCGCGCCAATCAATGCGCCGCCCAAAGCAGGAGCCCATGCTGCAGAGGCACCCAAAGCAGTGCCTAGCGTAGTTCCGATTCCAGGCGCAATGAAGTCCAAAGCAATTGGTAAAACTAGTTTAAAAATGTCGCCAAAATTGAAATATTCAGGCAATCCCGTGGTTGGGTTGATTGTCCCACTGCCACCGGCTTGACGAAGCATCTGGGCTTCTCGTGGATTGATATGCGCCAGCATCGTGTCGCCATTGCGCCCGGCCATGCGCATCTGTCGCGCAGCGGAGGCTAAGCCGCCCCTAGCCATTTTTGCAGTAGACCGCTCCTGCAAGCCGTACAACAAGACTAAAACTGAAATCAATACGACCGGGTTAAATTGCTCAGGCAAATCTTCTGCTGGGGCTAATCCATCTTTGATGATTGCGTCTCTAATTTGCGGATATTGATTTGGGTTGTTCAAGGCGAACTCAAGCATCTTGACCAGCTCAGCAAGTTGCTCCGGAGCAATGTCCGTGTCGCCCATTTGATTTTCAACAGTCAATATCGCCTGCGCAAATCGCGGGTCTTTTTTGGCTATTTCTAAAATTTCTTGCTTATTCATTTGTGTGTGCCTTATGACAAAGCCTGGCAAAACCGTTCTGCCCACTCACGCCAATCTGTAAAATCGTATGGTTTTGGAAAATTATGGCCTAGTGAGGTATTGTTCAAAAATTGCATGGCCCAGTCTTGCCAGTTGCCATCTTTGTCCAACCTACCAAAGGCACCATAACTATCTAAATCAAGCGCAATCTGGTCGGCCCAATCATTGAGCTGCATGTACGACGGGCGTGTAATTGTTGTCATTCCAACATCGTCCTGTCACCGCTATCAATATGGCCAATAATTTGGCCCATCTGGTAATTACCACCTACGGCGTTTGACTCAAAACGCACACGCAACTCTCGGCGCATTTCCTTCATCATGACGATTTGCTCGTAGGATTGCGTAGCCGTTTCTTCAAAGATCCACTGCTGACTAAGCACCTCCGGAGCACGAGCGTTAGCACGGCCTGTAACCTGCACACTCATTGGTCCAGACTGAATAAAGTCAGGTTCAATGACTGTAATCCGAAGTCGTGAATCGTTGCCCTGTACCAATGACGATAAGTCAGCAGTCTCAAAGTACGATTGAACTGGCGATGAAGTAATGCCGTCAATCTCATCTGTGCCCTGTTCATGAATCCAGACACGATAGCCGCTTGACGCAGAAACAGCGTCTACAAGCAAAGGAGCAGCAAAAGCATTGTTAAAACCCCCAGCACTTCGCCCTGACTCCGGCAATGCCGTGTCATACCAAGTTTGTTCTCGCACGTTGTAGATGACCGCATGGGTACATTCCGTGGCGTCATCCCGTGGGTAGCACCACCAGATCTCGCCAAAGTAGGGCATTTTGAAAGCAAACACTTTGCTGCGCTGGCTCTCGTTCAAGTTGTTGAAAAACCAATTCTGGTTTAGCGTGTTGGGTACATCCCGCACAACGCCGTTGAACATCAAGAATCGGTCAACACCGGCCCAAAAGAACACACCGTCGTAGTCAACTACACAGTCCTCGGACATGATTGATGTGTCGGTAGCTATCACATCAAACTGGAATATGGTGGTCCCGCCGGTAAATGTTGCGCGGATTACAGCATCATAAGCCCAGAACAAACCGGCAGGGGCAGAGCCAGAGCCCGCCCTGAGCGGCATACCCTTGACAATCTTTTGCCCCCACACACGAGCAATACCTGAGCCAGCGCCAGATAAATCAGTGGGGCTTCCTGGCACAGACCAGCCCACAATCCCTGCCGTGCCGTAGTAGAACAAGTAAGGGTGTAGAGATACGATGCCGCCGGTTACATTAGCACCGGAAGGCAACGGAATTTCAGTCAGCGTTGCCGTCGTTAAAACATCGCCGATAAATATCTGGCCGCCTGTGTCATTGCACACACATTGCCCATTGGGTGCTACGTGCGCAATGATTGAGTTATCGGTTGTGGATGAGCTGTACATGTACTGGAACATCCACTTGTTGTACGCCGAACTCACTAACGCCGCGCTGCCCCCAGTCATGTTGGTAGTTGAGGCCGTAAGTGTGGTTAGCGTTACGGCTACCACAAACCCATTAACTGAGGCGCTTGCAGTCGCTGCCGTAATTGTGACCGTGGTGCCAACAGCTACAGCACTATAGTTAGGCGAAGACGTGAAAGCCGTGATGTTTGCAGCAAGAGCCGTAGCTGTAACGGCCAGACTAGTGCTGTAGGCAACAGAACCTGAAGTGACCGTAACCCCGTTGACCGTCACGGTGTCAACGGACCCAGCAGCGCCGGTCAACAACGTAACAGTGCCCGTCGCAAAGACAGCAACAGGGGCTCGACTACTGATTATTGAACTATTTCCGCTGCTGTCAATCGTAAAGCGTTCTAGCGTGCTTGTGCCGCCTGAGTGACAGTACTGCAAACTCTGTTGAGTGAACGAGGTAAAGCCCCTGGATATTTGGGTCAAATATTTGTTGATTGACCTATAACCGCCAATCTTGCGGGGCAGTCCGCGTTGAAACCGCACCCACTGGCCGTCGGTGTAGAAATCGCCGTCAAATTTAGTCCCGTCCCGTTTGATTCCGGGAGCAGACTTTAAGACTACGGTAGGTACTGGCATTTAGAATGTCCCGCCAACAACTACACCCGCTGGCGCGATTCCTAGGGCTGTCCAAGCTGCCTGCTGGGTTGCAGCAATGAAGATGGCATCGCCGGTAGAAGAGGCACCTAAGTTAATACGGGCACCAGCGGCGGTTGTAGCCCCTGTGCCGCCATCAGCAATTGAAATCGGAACCGATACTGTGTCGGTGCTTGCATCAACCACATTTGTGCCATCAGAATAAAGTATGGCTCTGGCACCGGCTGTAACTGCCACACCTGTACCTGCCGATGTTTTCACGGTCAGTGTGTACGCACCACTTGTGGCGTTACTCACCCAGTACTGCTGAACCGTTGCAGGAACAATAATGACCCGATTCCCGGTCAATACGCCGGTAAAATTGTACGCAATCCGATTTAATTCCGATCCGGTTAGCGTGTAGTTGCCTGTCCCGGCAACCGCAATTGAGGTGTAGTCGAAGGCAAATGTTGCAGACTGTCCAAATCCAATTGTGAAGTAATCTGTGCCGTCCGTAGCAATAATTGCTGAATCACCTGGACTAAAACTCAAGGTTGCCGCACCATTGATAAGAGGAGTGCCCGATGGGTCAACTACAACCGAGCCGCCACCGCCATTGCGGAAACAGAGGAACCAGTTGTCGCCCATCGTAGGCGCGGAGGGTAGCGTAAGTGTTCCACCCCCAGAACCTGTCCACACAAACATTTTGGCGCGGTCGGTGACGCCCGCCGTATAGTTTGAGTTGAAGTTGGTGATTGGTACCGACTGTGACAACAAAGTCCCAACGGCCACAATACCTGTACCGGCCAATGCCGAGGCATTTGCTGTAGAGGTGGTAGACCCAAATTGCAGAGTTTCCCAAGTGCCTGCTACCGTGCTGTTGTTTGTCAAATAGATTTGCCAGATCGTTCCAGATGCAATTGATACTACTTGTACCCCTGTTGCATCTTTGACAACAAAAGTAAAAGACCCCTGGTTGTTGAACAGGATGGTCTGACCAGTGCCGGTCTTTTTGGCGTCAGGAAGTGTGATGAAATACCCGCCAGCACTGGCGGTAACGTCCATGATACGAGTAGCTAGATTCGTGCTTGTTGACGCCTCAGTTGGCCAGCTGAGTGTGATGTCGGCGGTTAGCGCAACTGAGCTATAGCTGATCTCACTTGGGTAGATGTTTGCGCCACCAAACACATCGTTGTAAATGGGCATTATGCTTCACTCCGGTTGGATGAGCGGTCAAGAATGCGCTTCAAATCTTCGCCGTTGACCGCTTGGGCTGCTCTGTCGTACATGGCTTGCCAAGTCTGGATTCGCTCATCGTTTTTAAGGAAAGGCGTGGCCTCAAGCAAAGCGGCATAGAGCAGCACATCTGGGATGTACTCTGTGACCCAATTGGTCTGGAAATCGTCACCAAGAAACCGAGGTTGCTCGTAGTACAAGATCTCTAGCGTTTTGGCTGCGGCTGGTGTCGGCGTAATTAGCCAGTGCTGATAGTCATAGTCAGCGTAGTACGCTGGGTTGCCGGTTGTTGCTTCAACAGGCCAATAGTTGCGCAGGTATTCGTAGGATCTTGCATAAATGGGGATGCCGTCCACAGTCATTGACACCGTATCACGCCAGCGGTCGGGCTTGAGGTAGACCGCAACGCCTATGGACAACGGGGTAGTGACTGCACGAATAAACCCTTGAATTTTTAGTTCGCGGGAAATCCTACGCTCTCCGAGCGTTACCAGCCTCGGCAGTTGGTCGTAAACAATCTGGTCGCTAGCCTCTGTAAACCCGCGTTCCAAATATCGGCGCAGATCTACCAGTAGGCTATCATAGGTCATCACATATGCCATAAGTGCCTCGTTGATGATAGCAGCTGGTGCAGCATATGCTCAGGTAGGAATTATAAACCCAATTTTGCAAACAGGACTCATTTTTTATTTCTCGCTGAGATGCCTTTGGCTTTAGACCGAGCATCTTCCTTGCTAGAAGCACCCCACGCCTTGAGTGACAGCAGCAGCCTGGTGGGTTCACCATCTTTGCGTTCTGGCCCTGGCATATTGCCCATTCGTGCCAAAAAAGATGCACGACGAGGGTTGTCACCAGACTTGACTGGTGGCCTTAACGTGCCGCCGGTCTCTGCATGGTAAGCAGCTCGACCCGCAGCGTTTAGGCCACCCTTTGGATTTTTGCCAGACTCTTTCATTTCTTCTTTGCTGTTTTTGCCGAGTCTTTAAAGTCCTTGGCAGAAGGCGCGGCCTTGCTGCCGACTTTATTCATCTTTTCCTTGCTTCCGGCTTTAATGCGTTCTTGTTTGGCGTGGATGTTTGCGTAGAGTCCTGGTTTCATTTGTTTCTCCATTAAGATAAAAATAAAGCACGTTCATCGTTTCTACGCTTGACCAAACCCGGAAGAATTTTACCCCCGCCCCGGGTAAACTTCAAGAACTCATCTGCCGCCTCTTCAATCTCACCCCGAAGAACCTTCGAACGAAGAGTGCTTCGCTGTACGCCCCCCAGACCCAAATTAAAGCTAAAGCTGACAAGAGCATCATTTTGACCTTGGGTAAGCACCAGAGGAAAAAGTCGGGCGACCCCAACTTCAAATCGCTGGAGATCAAAACTAAGGGTTCCATCTACTTCGTCTTTCGAAAAAGTACGGTTGTCATGCGGCTCCAACGGGTAAGCGTCTCTCTGATCCAGTGGTAAGCGCCCTTGAGCGGGGTAAAGAACATGACCTACTCCTACAGTCCAAAGTTTTGCTGGGCAACGGTAAGGCTTGTACCGCACGCCCTCATGGTGCTTGAGCATCTCTTTGCACCGGTCGGAGACTTTCAATCCTTGCCACCTTTGAACGCCCGTCCACCAAAGTGAAAGCTGATGATGCTGGCAAAGATGATCTGGGTGTCGGCGTCCCACAGTTTTGCAATCAGCACATCAAATGCGATGTCCCGCTGCCATGCGTAGACAAAGCCGCCAATCTCGACAAATGCAAACAGCCCGAAGAACCCATAGGTCAGTATCGGGCGCACACCGGAGCGCAGGTTGACCATCCACTGTGATGCCCCCTGTCCTATGGCTATGTCGTGCGCGTACAGTGCAGCGCGTTCTGATGCCTCGGCTTCGATGGCTTGGCCCTCTACTTTGATCTCCTCCACCCGCTGCTGGGCCTCAAACCCGGCTTTGCGTAGCTCAAGCTCACGCTCAATCTGCAACTGGGCCATTGCCATCTCATGCTTCTTGTCAGCGCGGTCTTGAAAGAATCCAAGCAGCTTGGGCAGGCCACCAGCGAGGAAGGAGATCAGGGTGGAGAGTAGGGTTAGCATAATTAGCCTTTAAGGTCAAAACTTAAATTTGCATGGCGAGGGTATTGAACGACACGCTCACCCTCGGGGCATTTGTATTTGATCGTTGCCAGCAGCGTAGCTGTGCCGGGTGCAATCTTCTCTTTTCTGACCATCGTCAATTGGTACGTGAATGTGTCAATCTGTGGCCCTGCTGGGCCGCTAAACTTGCTTGCCGTTGTCGTTGCTTCATGCACCATGCCTGATGCGTCACGGATGCTGGGGGTAAAACTTTCCACTGAGCAGTCATCACGCTTTTTGATACGGGCCACTGTGACGTTGATGGGCTGTCCAGCCGTTGCTGTGATCTTGAAATGCTCTGGTGACCACTCAAGAATAGCCCGGTCAAACCAACCGAATTTATCGGCAAGCGTGTAACCGCCGCCAATGGCTGCAATGCTTGCGGCAACGGCTCCTATGGCCTTGGTGAGGTCAATCATTTTTACCGATGCAGCGTCAAGCTGGCATAAACGATAGCCGACATGGAAAAGATAAGCACCCCGGCGGTCTTCATGATGATTCCCTCAAGCCGCTTTAGCCGTGCATTGATTTGCGCGTACCGTTCGGCGCAGACCGCCTCGTGGGCCGAGAATTGTGCTTCAAGGCTCATCTTTGGCTTTCTGAACTTGCGCCTCGGCCTGCTCTTTGACCTTGACAATCAGAGGCCACACGCCGCTGGAGGAGGGCAACTGCCCAAGCGTCTGGAGGATGAAGTTGATTTCGTTTACGTCGAGTTCTAAGTTCATAATAGTTTTTTGCAAGTGTGGTTAAATTTTAAAAGTCGTCCAAGCCAGCCAATGTGTTCCCCACACTTTTGGCAACAGTAGCTGGGGTATTTCAAGCTTGGCTCCAAGGCAGTGCGGTGTTGGCGGGGCTGACAGGAGGGTTGGCAAGTGAATCTAGCTGGCCCTGCACACAGGCTTGTGCGCTGGTGATAGCCGACTCAGGAATCCAACCAATGACCTGTGCCTCTGTCAGGCTGGCGTAGGGGGTCACTGGGCCTTCTTGGTCGGCAGAGTTGAAGGTGGTGTTGCCACCGATGGATGCAGTGTTAGTGCCGTCTACGCCTGTGACTTCATACAGTACGTTAACAACGTAATCTTGGTCAGGCTGCTGGAGGGTGTACATCGACTGGATGGTTGTGGTGAAGGTTGTCATAGTTTGCTTTCAAGTTGAGCGACACGGGCTGTTAATTCTTTGATTGCGTTGACCAAGTACCAAGTCAGATTGTCGGCATTCACTGACATAACACCTGTGGATTCGGTCTTGATGCACTCAGGCAACACTTGTTGTAGTTCTTGGGCAATAACGCCAAGTTGGACACCTGTTTTTGCAACAGCTTGGCCTTGTGGCAGTTCAGTGATTTCCGCTGGCAACCGATACTCAAAGTTACGCACTTGGATTTGGTTGATAACGCTTAGTCCAATGTTGTTGTCAACAATGTTTTTCTTAATGCGCTGGTCAGAAGTGATTGACCATGATCT